ATTCCTCTATTTATAAATCCTTTACCTACTATTCTTGCATCTAATACACCAAAAGTTTGATCATCGGGGAAATCAATTTCTAATTCATTATTTGATGTCATTTCATATTCTACAGCTTCTTGTATAGGAAATCTTATAAAATATTTATCTATAGCTTGAGGTATTATATAAGTTTTAATCTGTAAATCATTGAGAAGAACTTGATCGGCGGAAGGATAAGCAAGACGAGTTTTGATGTGACTAAACCACAAATCTGAAATAATATAATCACTACCAAATTCTATATCGCCGGGTGCTACTACTCTAAAATATTCTTGATCACTTATATTTACACCGTTTATTGAAGCATTCCAAATTATATAGTGTAAATCACTTATTATCTCATCTTCGGGAATTGAATAAGTTACTTGATAATAACCTAAACTAATTTTTGTTCCTGTACCTGTTTCTTTACTTACACCATTTGGATCGAATATTTCATATGTAGGCAAAGAATCTGGGTCGGTTAAAGGACCTGAGTTATAGGAATAAAAAAATATATCTAAAGTTATAGTTCCTCCCTGGGCGGCTACTTCCTGATTTTGGGGGGTATCTGCCATTTTTTATCAACCTCTTTATTGAAATTTTATAACTGGCATTTGTTCAGGTCTAACTTCACAATACTCAGCTTTAGAATATTTCCACGCACCGTTTTGAAATACTGTAAATAAATAATTGCCTTCCATAGTAGGTGTGTAATCATATACATAATGTCCTTTTCTATTTACAGGATCAAATTCATTCATAACAAATAAACCCTGCATTGTTTGATCAGGTTTAGTTACAAGTAAACTTACAGAAGTTAATCCTGTTAGATAATTTTTTGCAATATAATATATAGAAAAAGATTCTCCTAGTAGCATTATGAATAATTTGTAGTGACATTATGGATATTTTTATATTTATTAGTAATAATTTTAAACAAAAAAGACTATGTATAAAAAAATAGTCTTTAAAAAGAATTTATTTTTTATTTATTTATTTTTCTATACACTCTAAATATTCAAGAGCTTTTTCTGCTTTTCCACTTGATGAAACTAATAAACTATAATCTTCATTTATAGCATTTATCCAATTATCAATATAAGCAACATTATGTTGAATTAATTTTATTTTAAATAAATTACAAATATAAGCAGAACCAATCTCAGCAACTAATTCTTCTTTTGCATAATTTTCTTTTCCTTTCTTAAATCTATTTAATCTTTTTTTATTTCCAGTTGCATGTATCAATTCATGAGCAAGCGTTTGATAATAATAATCACTATTTTCAAATCTTTTTATATCGGGACAATATATTTTATCTTCTTCCGGTACATAACAAGGTTGACTTCCACCGATAACAATTTCAAGATTTATTTTTTTACATATATTCTTAAACCAATTTTCAAAATCTTCTTTTTTCTTATTATCTTTTTCACCTTCAATTTCTTTTTCTGGTATTCCATCTATATCACTTACACGAAAAATTTTATATTCTTTTAAAAGTGGGATACTTTTTACTTCATCTTCATTTTCTTTATCTGCTACATTATAAATCTTCCAAAAAACAACCGTTCTGGATTTAGAACCTTTTCTTAAATGGGCTTTCTTATAACTTCTTATTTGATTAAAAGTTAAATAAAATTCTTCATTATAGTCACTAGCAAGAAGAAATCTATTTATACCTTTATAAATATGTCCTGATTTTCTGTTTTGTTTTTGTATTACCAACCACTTCTTTTCCCAAACAGGATAGCATCCATTTTCTTTTGCTTCATGTAATGCGTTTTTTATTTGTTCATTAATTTTTTCATAAATTTTTTTACTCATCTTTTAATTTCTCCTTTTAATAAATTTTTAACTTCATATATAATATATATAAATTATATAGTATCTTCAACTCTTTTTTCAATTTTTTTAGAAAAAAGTTATATTTTAATTTGTATATTAAATTTTAAGATGAAAACCTTCCAAACAATTTTTTATATTTACCATATTTTTTAAAATCTCTTTTTAAAGAAAGCTGAGTCCAACCTCCATTTTGTAGAATAATTAGATCATCTACATTTATATTTTTTGAAATTTTATAACAACACGACTTTTCCCGAAAATTATTTTTATTTAAAATTTATTCTTTCTTACTGAAAAAGAACATTTCACATCTAGGTGTTCTAATTACATAATTTTTCATGACAATTTCTTATGACCATATCTCATAATTTTTAGAGGCTGTGACAACTCTATTCCAATTGTCTAAAATAAGTTTTCTTTCTTTTTGTGTTTCTTCTGTTTGTTTTCTAATACGCTTTATTTCTTCTTCTGTTGCCTTTATTTTGTCTTCAAGTGTATTTATAATCATTTTACAACCTCCATAATTTAATTAAATCGTGTTGATATCTTCTTTAAGTATATATTAACTATATAACTTATATATTTAATATATATAAAAAATACATGAACGTCAACAAAATAAATAAAAAAACCCTCATATTTCTATGAAGGTTTTTATTTTTAAATAATTATTTTTGATAGTTAATTTTTAACCAATATATCCACCTGTTCCAGTATCAATCGATGCAATACTGTCCGCTATCTTTTCAAGTGTATCCGTACTTGCCGAAAAACCAGAACCCATAAATTCAACTTGTCTGTTAGCAATTGCTTCAAGTGAATCTGTACTTGTATTAAATCCGGCACCTTTTATTTCACTAAGGTCAATTGCCTGTCCACTTACATTACTTTGAACCGCATCAATTAAATCTTTTAAAGCACTTAATCCATAAGTACCGTTTGTAAGTAATGAATAGTTATTATCTACAACACCGTCAATTATATCAACTTTAGCTTCAATTGAATCTACAACAGTATCAACAGTATCAATTTTTCCATCTACAGTATCCAACAAAGTCTTTAATGCACTTAATCCATATGTAGCATTTGTAACTTCTGAATAAATTTCGTTCACAGCATCTTCAATATCTAATTGGGATGTAATAATACTTGTTCTATCAACTATTCTTGCCTGTCCACTTTCTTCATAACCAAAACTAAAATTAAGTTGTTCTATATCATGAGTATCAGCTACTGTATAAATACAAGAAAATCTACCTTCTGAAACACGAGTCATCCAGTTTAATCCACCTTGAGTAGAAGAATCCAACCCACTTACATTTGAATCTCTTGAATTACCCGATTCATCTTCGGCTGCAACAGAAACCATTGCTGTTCCTGCACCAGCATCTTGATCATCAGGGTCTTCCATATTACCGTTACTATCATACACATTTACATAGATTTTATAAGGAATACTTGCTTCACCACTTGCCGGTCTTAACATTTTTGAAGGAATTGAAACAGCAGTATTAACATTATTAGAAATACCATCAATTGAACTTTGAATCGTATTTACTAAATAATTTTTAATAGCTACTAAACTATCACTTCCTGTTGTAAATCCTGAACCTTCTATATCATCTAATTTATCATTTAACGCACTATTACCATACGTTGCATTTTCTAATATACTTTTTATACTTGTTACATTACTACCTACACTTTCAATATCATCAGTAGTAATTTTTATGCTTGCATGTGCTCTTTCTGTTCCATCTTCTGTAATTTGTATCTTGTATTCACCTGTTGTTGATGGGGTGAACGTATTTCCATATAAACCAGTAGACGCTATTTCAGATAACGTAAAAGGAGAACCTGAAATTTGACTATTAGCATTATCATAAACATAAGCTAAAACTGTACTTCCATTTCCATAATTTTTAGAACCATAAAGCATATAAACAGCTTGTCCATTACGACTTAAATTTAACATAGACTTATATACCTCTTTTTTATATTTCTGTTTATTAGTAATTAAAAGTTTAAAAAATAGATTGAAATTTATATTACTAATAATTATATTTAAAATAAAGGAATATATATGTTATTTAAAACACTAACAAATAAAGAATTTGACAAAAAATTATTTAATATAAATCCTAATTTAACTAGAATAGATGACTATAAAGGAAATATAATAACCATAACTTTTAAATGTGAATTATGTAGTTATACATGGAAAATTAAACCAGCCCATATTAATAGTTGTCCTAATTGTAAAAAAATGTATAATAGAAAAATAAGACAAGCTAATTTTGATATAAATTTAAAAAAAATAAGAAAAGATGTAAAAAGATTAGAAAAATATATAAGTAATCATACAAAAATTAAATTTAAATGTAAAATTTGTAAACATATTTGGAAAGTACAACCATCTAATATTTTAAAAGGTTCTGGATGTCCTAATTGTTATAATAAAATAAGAAGTAAAATATCAATATCCAATAATAAAGAATTAGATATAAAAATATTAAGTAAAAATTTAAATATTTTAAGAATAGGAAATTATATAAAAGCATTAAAAAAAATTGAATTTAAATGTTTAGAATGTAATAATATTTTTTTATCAAGACCTAATGATATCTTATCTGGTTATGGATGTCCTAAATGTAATAAACTTATAAATATACAAAAAAGAACATATACAAATAAAGATTTTGACAAAAAATTGAAAAAAATTAATTCCGATATAATTAGAATAGAAAATTATAAAAAATCAAATATAAAAATTGAATTTAAATGTTTATTATGTAATTATAAATGGAAAACACGTCCAGGAAATCTTTTAAATTGTAAAAGTGGTTGTCCAAATTGTAATAAATCTCTATTAGAAAAAGAAATACAAACTTGGTTAAAATCGTATATTAAAATTGAAGAGAATAAAAGATTTTTTGAAAATAAAAAATTTAAATATGAACTAGACATATTTATTCCTTCTAAAAATATAGGAATTGAAATAAATGGTGAATATTATCATTCAGAAATATCAGGAAATAAAAATAAAAAATATCATTTAGATAAAACAAACTATTTCAAAAATAAAAATATTTTTGTTATACATATATGGGGTAATGAATGGGATAATAAAAAAGAAATAGTAAAATCTTTAATATTAAATAAATTAGGAATTCTAAAAAATAAAATTTATGCAAGAAAATGTAATATAAAAAAAATTACACCAAAAGAAGCAAAAAAATTTTTAAATGAAAATCATTTACAAGGATTTATTAGTTCTAAAATATATATTGGATTATTCTATAAAGAAACTTTATTGCAAGTATCTTCTTTTAGTAAAACAAGATATAATAAAAAATATGATTATGAACTAGTTAGATTTGCAACTAAAATTAATATTTTAGTAACTGGAGGTTTTTCAAAAATATTATATTATTTTAAAAAAAATTACATTGGTTCTATAATTTCTTATGCAGATAAAAGATATTCAACTGGAAAAGTATATATAAAAAATAAATTTAAATTTTTACACGAAACAAGTCCTAATTATTATTATACAAAAAATCATTATATACTAGAAAGTAGAATAAAATATCAAAAACATAAATTAAAAAATATATTAGAAAATTTTAATCCCAAACTATCCGAATGGGAAAATATGAAAAATAATGGGTATGATAGAATTTGGGATTGTGGGAATTTAGTTTTTGTAATAGAATAAAATGAAAAAACCGTCTTATTTCTAAGACGGTTTAATATCTTTTTCTACACGTGGCAGATAAGGCTCTATTTTTTTATCCTAAACTTCCATCAGCATCATCTAATCCATCTGACATTTCATCTAATGATACAAAATTATTTACACCATATTGATATCTGTCAGAATTATCAAGTAATATACCACCATCACACAAAATTGCATAATTTTTATAAGCATTATAAGATGTAAATTCATACTTATAAAAACCATTTAATGCTGTTGATTCCATAGCTTGACCACTTACTACAAGAGTATCAGCTTCAATATCAAGTATATCTAATGTAGGTGATAATCCTGTTTTTGGTATATTTTCTTGTGTAAAAAATGCTACAATCAGTTTCATAATTTTTAGTAAATTACAATACCTGATTCCTCTGAACCACTTGAAAAATCAAGATAAAGTTTTCCATCTGATAAATATTTTACAACTACATCAGTATCTACTAAACTATTATGAATATTATCTGTATATATACACCAATCCAATTCATATAAATCTAGTCTATCCCAAAATTTTACTGATCCACCAGAACCATAATAATGAGAAGAAGAACCGAAATAATCTAATTCAGCCATTAAAGCTGAAACATAAGAGAAATCAAATAAATCTTGTGCATCACCATCATTATCATCAATTACAGCAACACCTGCCATAAGAAGTCCATGTGTATCTTTAAAAGAAATTGCTTGTTTTGCTCTTGTTATCCATTGTGACATTGTTTCATAATCACTATAAACTAGTGTATTTACTGCTAAAGATTCAAAAAGATAAATATCCTCTTCATCTAAATTAGAAGCATTTAAACTAGGATTCCATGTTGTATTAGGATAAGAAGCATCATTTTCTGTACCAAGAACATGATTTATATTCCATGCATTTACAAAACATATCATATCTAAAGAATGAACATAATCTACTTTATCATTAAAAGCGTCTCTTCCGTTAGACGAAGTATTACCATAATCATAGCCGGCTTCATCCATAAAAATTCCATCTACACCAAGTGCATCCCAATCATCTGTTTTAGTCTCAAATTGATTAGCATTTTGATTTACAGTAACATAACCAAAAATTTTACAATTAGGGTTTATAGCCCTTATTTTTGGTATTATTGCACAAGTGTTTGAATAATCTGGATGTGAGGAATTTTCTACACCAGCACCTAATACTATTGCCATGTATTTAGACATATCTTCAGCAACTTTATCATTGTCCCAACTATTTACTGAAGAATTGAAACTGTTTGGATAACCATAATAAATTAATAAATTTTGTGGTTTCAAATATTTTCACCTCGTTTTAAAATTTTATAATTATTAGTAATTTTTTTAAGTCATACCTAAAACAGATATAGAGGATGCGTCAGCTAAAGTTTTTAATAACGAACCCGTTCTTGTTTCCACCAATACTTTAAATTTATCATTTTCTGAAAATTCTTTTATTAGTACTATATGACATGCGCCTCTTCCTACTGTTGAAGACGCATGATAAGAATTTGTATAAGTTCCTATTTCGTCTGAAAAACCTGAACCTGTATCAATAGCTATTTTCGCTTCAGCTTCAGCCGTGTCTTTACCAGAAGACATATATATACCAATTCTTGCTTGTATTAAATATATACCTGATTTTAATATTTCAATTTCTTCTGCTTGTCCTGAAACACTATGTGAAAAACCATCTGTTTTTATAGGGTTGGTATCCCATTCAACACCATACCAATCTGGATCAATATCCACATCTGCTGTATGATTATAAGCATAAAATTTTTCACAAGGACATTTCATTACATACATAATAAATACCTATTCTTTATATCCAAATAATGTACATCTTAGTATATCCATTCCAGTTAAATTATCTCTGACACGCATTACAACATAATCATCATAAGCATAAGTACCTTGTTTTTTTATAACAATTGGATTATCAAACTTTCTTACTGCTGTAACAAAATGGCTACTTGCTGACTCTTGTATTATATAAAATTCTTCAGAAGGATAAACAAATTTAACAAAAATATCCCATGTAGTTTGTAAATTCATTAGTACATTAGTTATATTTTTACTTTTAAAATCTAATTGTAATCCATTAGTTAATCCATTAGAAATACCTAAAAAATCTAACATAGACGAACCATGATCTTGTCCATGAAGTCTTAATTCTGTTATATATGTATCATATGTTGTATCTGCAAAATATCCAAACACAACATTAGAACTAGACCCGTCTACTGCCATTTCTATACTTCCACCATTATTCAAGTATGATTGAAACCATGAAGTTTTAAAGGGTGTTTTATAGTCATTATTTACACGTAATATACTTTCACCACTAACTCTCTCTTCTTGAACAAAAGACTCACCACTTATAACAGCTTTTACATCAAGTGCTGTTTTTCCACTACTTAAACTGCTTGTAGTAACAATTTCTCCCGCTTCATTAATTATTAAAATTACTGGTGACTGCATTATACTACCTTATTCTCTTTTTGTTTCTTCCATCTCTTTTTTTGGGCAATACCCATTTTTTTCTTAGTTATATCTGATATTATTCTCCCCTTTTGTGATTTACTCATTTTTTTTCTTGATTCTTCTGTGTGTTTTTTACCTTTATTAGCTTTACTTATTTTCTTTTTGGTTTCTTCTGTGTGTTTTCTACCTTTCTGAAAATTACTCATTTTCTTTTTAGATTCATTTGAATGCTTAAAACCTGTTAATTTTTTACTTATCTTTTTCCTTGTTTCTTCTGATATTAATTTACCCCTATTACCTTCACTTATTTTTTTCCTTGTTTCTTTAGATACAACTCTACCTTTATTACTTTCACTTATCTTTTTCCTTGTTTCTTCGGAATTTTTTTTACCTTTACGTGATTCACTCATTCTTTTCTTTGTTTCTTCACTTCTTTTTACTCCTTTATTACTTTCACTTATTTTTTTCCTTGTTTCTTTAGATACAACTCTACCCTTATTACCTTCACTTATTTTTTTTCTATGTGTTTTAGAAAGATTTCTACCCTTCAAAGTATTACTTATTTTCTTTTTATGTTTATCTGTTATATTTCTATTCTTTTGTGATTCACTCATTCTTTTCTTTGTTTCTTCAGAAGGTTTACTATTTTTCCCACCTTCTTCAAGATTATAACCATAATCACCATCATTTGAATTATTTAACCAAATCCATTCTTTTTCTTTTTTATTTAATTCTTTTAAAGAAATAGCATTATCTATAATTTCCCAAATAAAATTTTCTTCACCATATTTATTAAAAGAATATTGAAAATGAGAATTATAATGTTTATTTTTTCTTAATTCACTTAAATGTAATATTTTTCTACTTTCAAACTTTATAGTTGTTTGTCCTATATAACATTTATTATTTATTACATTTGTTGCTTTATAGATCACACCATACATTTAAGTTAAAACCTCATTTATATATGTTACAAAAATTCCACTATAATTGTAATTTTTAATAAGCGTCTCAGAAAGTACACCTGATGAATATTGCTTAATAGTCTCAGTACTTATTTTCCATACATCTGTATATGTGTATTCTATTTCTCTTATTTTTTCTGTTTTCGATGAATTTGTCCACCAAATTTCAGTGTCAATTCTCCATGTATGTGTACTGTTATATGTAACTTCATAATAAGATGTTTCAGCAATATCATGTACAATCTGATCTAACTGTCTGTGACCTGCTTGAGAAATTCCTTCACCTGATACACTTACACCTTGAAGTTTATTAAGAAGGATAGGCATTATCTTCTGTCTCTTGTAAAACTAATTGTTCTTTGACTCCTTTTTCCTTTTTTAATTTTTTTTGAAATATCAAAAATTAAATTATCTATTTCTTGAACCTTTCTCATAATTTTAGGATCAATAAAATCTGCTTTTATTTGACTATTCAAAAGTTTATCACGTTCATCATATAATTCTTCAATAGACATATCAGAAAATTTTTTATCTGATTCAAATATAGAATTATATTTATTCATATTCAAAAACCCCCATGATTTAATTTATTGATATTTATCTTTTAATGTAGAAGTATATTTATTTACTTCATCCATAAATTTATTCGATACAGATGAATTATTGAATGATAAAGCTTTAAAAAGTTGGCTGGCTTTACCCTGAGAGTCATTATCAACACCCCAATCATTATCAATAAGCCATTTTATTGATTCTTTTGCTTTTTCTTCTTCTGATTCTTGTTCAACAACTTTTATTTTTTTGTCGAAAATACTTTTGTAACTTTTGTATTTATTCATTTTACCTCTTTCAAAATATTTTGATTCTTAAAATATATAACAAAATCTTTTATTAGATTTTTCATTTTCTCATTTACTATGTTTCTTTTTTGAAATTGTTCTTCAAACCAATCTCCAATATCTTGTATGTCTTTTGACCACGATTCTTTTAATTCATTTATTAATTCACTTACTAATTCATTAAAAGATTTTTCACTAAAAACTTCTTCAATATCTTTCATAGTTATTTCTTCTCTCTCAAATAATTTTTTATATCTTTTCATTAAAGTATACCTTTTCTAACAAAAAATTTATATTTATTCATTTATTTAATCTCATAATTTGAATCTTTTAATATAAAATAAAAATATAAAACATATTCTTTTATTAAATTTTGTATTTTTTTATTCACAATATTCTTTTTTTCAAACTCTTTTTTAAACCATTCACTAATATCTTGTAAATTCTTGTTCCAGGATTTTTCTAATTCATTAATCAAATCGTTTACTAATTTATTAAAATAATTTTCATTTAAAACTTCTTCAATATCTTTCATATCTTTTAAATAATTTCTTATCTTTTTATTACTTTATTTATAGTATCCGGTTCAGGTGGTGAAAATCCACCATTACACCTTAAACCACGTCTTTTATCATATGACCAAGACATAGAAAAACCATAAAGTACAGTAACAATTACTATAATAATAATTGAATTTTTAGTTACTTTATGTTTAAAAAACTTCTTTATTTTATCCCAAATCTTTTTAAAAGTTTCAAGAGAAATTTTTATAGTTATTATTTTTTCTTTTTTATTTTTTTTCTTTTTTGGCATTTTATATTTTCTTTTGCTATTATGTTGCCACACACTACTCCAATTAAAAAAATTAGTATACTTAAATATCCTATTATAGAAGGTTTTAATTCTCTAACTAAAACAAAGCATAAAAATCCTGCTATGAAAGTTAAAAAATATTTTAGATATACCCTTATATTTATCATATTAAAATCATTAGTAAAATTATATTTATTAATACTGATGCAGGAAAACCCCACGAAGCAGCTTTTTTATAATAAAGTACCATTTTATTATCTTTTTTAGTATTATCTTTCTTAAGATTTAATTTACCTTCAAGATTCAATATTTTTAAAGGTTTCATTTTAGAATCAAACCATACAATTCTCATATTTACTTTAAAATCATTTTCTGAATTTAAAGACCATTCTTTTTTTTCTAAATATACTTTTATTCTTTTACTATTTTCTGCTTTTACTAATTCATTTTGTACACCAGCAGCAATTATTAAAGTACGAAATTGACTAAAAGACATTCCCCATTCTTTACCTCTATAAGATATAGTAACTTCATCATTATCTATATCACCATATAAAGGTAATGTAAAAATTAAAACACAAAAAATTAAAAAGATTTTTTTCATTAGTTAGTTCTCCTTTGCTTTTTCTAAAATTTCATTTGCAATTCTTAAACCACTTTCTAATGCATTTTTATCTATTTCTGTAGTATTTTCTATTTTACTTATTTTAAAAGATGGATAAATAGTAATTGTTTGACCTGATTTTTTAAGATAAAAATAAATTAAAATATACGGTACTATAATAGCTATGATGGCTAAAACAGCTAAAATATAATACATTACTTTTTTTACTTTAGAAAACATACATTTCTCCTAAAAATTATAAATATGTTTATTAGTAAAAAAATTAAAAAAAATTTAATTTTAGATTGACATTTTTACATATTTTTTATATATTATATATATTAAAGTTTTGATTTTTTTTATTCATTTTCTATCCCATTAGAAATAATGGGATATTTTTTTAATAATTTATATGTAATTTATTCCAAGCATTAGAAACAAATTTTTCTACATCTTCAGGTTTTGCTTCAAACTTTTTATTTTCTTCTTCATAAATAGTAGTTGGATGATGTTGATTATTTTTAGCAGTCCATAAAGCTTGGCAAACAGCATCAGAACAATCTTTTGCATTTATACCACAAGTACTTCTATTCCAATCTCCTAAATAATTATTATTTGTTTTACCTTTTATATGATCTATTTTTTTTTTACCACTTTTTGTTGTATCTTCAATAAGTGAATCTAAATTATTAGCTAAAAATATATTTTTACCTGCTTTTACTATACCCTGTTTTAAACAAGTTAAAAAATATTGATAGGGATTTAATGAATCATCAACCGATTGTTTTATTGCTTCAATATTGTTTCTTTTTAAATATTGTATTAATGTTTGACTTTGAAAACTATCTGAACCTGAACTTTTTATTGCTACACTACCTTCTTTAAACAAATCCATTATTAAATGAGTTATTGCTTCAAGATTTATTCCTGATTCTTTTGCGTATATAATAAAACAAAAATCTATTATATACATTATACACTCTCTTTTTAAACTCCATTCTTTATGTAATAAACAAAAACCTTGAACATCGCCTTTTATTGAATGTGCTAAATCATTTCCTGTAAATCTTGGTTCAAGAGGTGCTCTATATATATAATTTTGTTTATCATCATAGTTTATAAAAAATTTATCTTTAATTTGATTCCATAATAATTGTTCAGGAAAATTTGAAGCTTCTGCAATTAAACCACCTTCAATATTTCTTAGATGTGGATTAGAAAAAATACTATCAATTATTACTTTTTCTGTAATAAATTTATTTTCTTTTGTAGTTGGGTCACCAGCTTCATTTCTTATACCTTGAAGAATAGCATCTTGAAATCTTTTATAAGCATCAATAGGAATATCTTTAATAAGTTTTCTAGGAATATCTTTTAATTCTAATTCATTTTTTATTATTTTAGGGGGGTTATGCCCATCTCCTGTACATATTTTAAATGTTTTTCCAGTAGAATACCATTCTGGATATAAATAAGGTCTAGCTTCCCATCTAGCTCTTTTTTTAAAAAAAACATTATCTTGATGTTGTAAATCATTTAAAATATATTTTTCAATGGGATTTTCAGTATCATTGGCTGAAGTGTCAAGATATACCATTCCTAAATAATTTTTACCTACCGTTGCTTGTATTCTATCTCTACCTTCTGTATATATTTTAAAAATATCTTCATGTGTAGCACCAGCCTGTTGTATAAAAAAAGCTATTTCTGATACAATAAGGAATAATAAATCCGCTCCTATAAAAGAATCAAATTTAGTACCTAAATTCAAAGATAACCCTGAATCCATTGTTATTTCACCAAAAGTTGCTGCTTTACTCCAATATATATTTTCTAATCCATTTTTATATTGAGTTTCACTCACTTTATCTTTAAATCTTATATTTTTAAATCTAGGGGATGCAAATAAAAATTTAAATATAGGTTCAAGTAACAATTGTTTTACTTTTTCTTCTTTAAAACACATTATATAAATACTCAATGATGTTGTAGGAGCTAAACCATAGTATAATTGGGGGTGACGTAAACAATGTACATAAATCATTGTATACATAATAAGTAATCTGCCCATCCAACTCTTACCTTGCCGTGTGCATCCGTATTCACATATTTGTTCATAATTTTTATCAGGGTTTAATATTTCACAAAAATCTTCTTTTACATGATCATAAAGAGATTCAGTAAACGGTTTAGTTAACCAACCTTCATGATGATCAAGAAATTGTTCTGGTGAAGGAGGTTCCATTCTAAAAATAATTTTTCTTAATTGATTATATAATTGATCATCTTTATTTAAATCTTTAAATAAAAGATGCATTTTTATTTTTTCTTGAAGATTTAATTTTTCATAAGTTAAATCAAGTAATTTCCTAACATTTTCTTTATTTTCCATTATAATTATTAGTAAAAAAATCCCTTATGATTTTTCACATAAGGGATTTTAAAATTATATATTTGAGGTTAAAAATGAAAAATTAAAAATTAAAAAAATGCATCACAAAAATAATTTCTTTGTAAATCTTCTATTGTATATCCTAAATTTAACATATATGTTTTTAAATAAGAAATTAATTTCGTTTTTATTTTTTTAATTTTATAATATTTTTGATTTAATTCTTTTGAAATATTCAATAGATTATAACCTTGAAGTATTAATTCAAAAACTTGTCTGTCTATTTCAAATAAATTATTTAAAAAATTATATAAATCGTCTTTTAAAAAATTATTATCAACATTATATCTTTTATCACATATATCATAATACACCCCTTTTTTCATATCGGATTCTAATCCTTCTAAATCAAAATATATTGATACATAGTTATATGATATGTATCTTTTTTCTAATATTTTTGAATAAGCTTTAAAATCTTGATATACACAAAAAATAAAATTAAAATTAACATTTTTTTTAATTTTGTTTCTATCTACTCTATTTATTACTTGTATAAAAATAATTATGTGATCCTGATAGATGTCGTTAGGTGAAAGACTTAAATTTTTATATTTTTTATAAATTCTATTCACATAACCCCACACCAAATTATTATATTTGTTTATTAAAAAATTAATGTACTTTTCTTTTTTTGTGTCCTGATATAAAATAATATTTTTTAAATCTTCATTCATAAACTATTTCCTTTATATCATTTAAATATTTTTTTAAAATCATTTCCTTATAGAAATTTATATTATACATCGTAAAATGCTTCAATTTCTAACATAAAATTTTTACTACATTTAGGACAAGTAACTTTTCCTTTAAACCAATCTCCTTCATTTACATTTCTACTAAAACCATAGACATCTTGCATACTTTTACAATAAGGACATTCAGCATATGCTATATATTCTGTTATTTCTTCCCATTGTGTTTTACTTTTCTTCATTTTTTCTAAAGTAGATAATTTTTCAGAATCTTTTAACAAAGATTCATATTCTTTTTTTGTAATTATAACTGTTTCTTCTTTCATATTCTTATATCCTTTATATATAATATAATATATAAAATATATAAAAACGTCAACAAAAAATCTCAGTTTTTTACAAAAAAAATCCCTTATGATATTTCACATAAGGGAATAAAATCTTTCTTTATATTTTTATATGTATTTAGAAACTCAGATTATTTATGGTTAACAATCTTACGAACTCAGGAGTAATCCTCATATGATCTTCAACTGTTGCCATATTACCATCTTTGTAAAATTCAGGATAATTTAAAGCAGCATCAATTTCAGTAAGAACACCAAACGCCAAACTAATATCCATCATTTCTTCAGGGTTTTTAAATGTAAGAATAACTTCATTTACTCCTACAAGTTGTGCATCAGAAGGACAACAATAAACTTCGATATCATCTAGGGAACCAGCCAAATATACACCAACTCTATTTTGAGTATTATCAGTTTTCCACAAATCGTGTTTCTTCATATATTCAAGAGCTTCTGTTCCAGCAACAGCTTTATTTACTCTTCCTCTTTTTAGAGTATTGTAAATATCACCACCAATAACATTAACTTTAGAAAGAAGTTTTTGAGCATGAAGTTTATCACTTACTTCACCGGCAGCTGCGAAATTTGCATTAAACGTATAAGAAGTATTTGTTAAAGCAACACTTCTAGCAAGTGCAATCGCTTTATAATCTCTCGATTTAGCATGTTCATCACCTACAGCGGTAAGAAGTAAGTCTTCTGCATCACCTACACCTGTGGTTTCAAGAGTGATAGCAGTCATCATTGAATATGTATATCCAAGAGGATGTGGTCTTGCTTCAAATCTTTTCTTAGAAAGTTCAAGACTAACTTTACCAAATTGATCATAAAGAGTTGATCTTTCTGAATCAAAATGTACTAAAACTGCAATTGTTTCAGCAGAAGTAATAGCAGCACTTGAAGTTATTGTTATAACACCAGTGGTATAATTAACTGTACCATTACTATCTAAAGTAGTACCAACAGGAACGATTGAACCATCACCATCATCATAACCTACTAATTCTCTATCAACCATAATATGGACTTTATTAGGAATAATAGGAGCTTTAGCTACAGTAACAGCGTTAGTAGTAGTATCATTACCTGCTTGAGATGTTTCATAAGATTCACCAGCATAAAATCTATTTACATTTTCATAAATTTTATCACCAGCGGTTGCTCCCCTAAGAGTACTTTCATATGTCATATCAATGAAGAAAATGGCATCATCAGTAGTAACTAGAGGAAATTCTGTAAAAATATTTTGTCTGTTTGAATTAGCAGAACCAATTCTAACAACTTTAAGAACATTTTCAGGTCTTGTTTGAAAATTTTGAGAAATAACAGCTTCAGGAAGTCGTCTTAAATATCTTTCTTGGTTTTCAACCAACATAGCCGTGTTTCTTGCGTTTGTAGGTTCTTTAGTATATAAAGAATCTAATCCAGCACCCGGAGAAGTTTTTGACCATTTTTCTACAAGTTTATCAGCCCTTGCTTTTCTTCCAAGAAGATATCGTTGGGCTTCTTCTTGCATTTTTTGTTTTCTACCATGTTTATCCATGTAAGTAAACCTCGTTTTAAATTGTTTTACAATTTTTCAACGTGAAACTCTTTTTATTTGTTTACTTACTTACTTGTAAATTCTTTTTATTTATTTATACTTAAATACTTTTTATTTATTTTCTGTTACCTAACCATGATGTGCTAGGTTTGTTTGGAGTTGAATTATCAATCTTAATCAAATTTTCTTTTTTACTCTTTGAAGTAAATTTTTTAACTTTAGTTACAGCTTCAGTAATTGATTTAGATTTCATAACTTCTTTTGTTATATCTTTAATTGAAGGATTATATTTAATCTCTTCTTTTAAATAAGCTTTAATTTGATCGGTTACAACCTGCCTTTTAATTTTTTCAGTAATTTCTTTTTTATTAACTTTTTTATTTTCTTTTTTAGAACATTTTTCTTCATAACTCATATCACCAGTCACAATTTCTTCTTCATCTTCGTCAGCTTCCATAATTTCTTCTTCGTCTTCATCTCCAGTTTCATCTTCTTCTGTTATTTCTTCTTCATCTTTCCATTCCATATCGTCTTCTTCTGTTATTTCTTCTTCATCTTTCCATTCCATATCATCTTCTTCTACAACAATTTCTTCATCATTTTCTATCCCCATTTCATCTTCTTCTTCAACAGGTTCTTCCATCTGAATTTCTTCACCTGAATATTCTAAAGGTTCTTCTTCTACAGAAACTTCTGTACTAACATCAACGGGTTCTGTTGTCATTTCGTCTTCATCTTCTTCTTCATTCTCAAATTGGTATCCCATATTTTCAAGTTCTTGCTCATAAACTTTAATTCTTTTATTAGCTTTATCTAAATCTTCTTTAAAAGATTTTGAATTTTTAGTAACTTGTTCAAGTTTTTTAAGAAGTTCTTTTATATCAGACTTCATTATCTTTCTATCTTCTACTAATTGTTTAATATCAGAAAACATTACTTTTCTGTCTTCTCTTAAACATTTAATATCATAAGACATTTTAGATTCATTTTCAAGTAATTGATTTAAATCAGATTTAACTTCTTCTAATTTTTCAATATCTTCTATATTTTCAATACTTTCATCTAGTCCAACTTTTTCAATAATAGATTTAGCTTTCTGATACTTTTCATTTAAATCTTTAAAATTATCTTCTATTTCTTTAATTTTTGAATTAGCTTCTTCTAAAGATTTAGAAGTTTCTTGAAGAGATTTTTCAGCATCATTTTTTTCTCTATCAAGTTTTTCTTGAAGTTCAACAATCGCATCATTTATCTTATCATGAAGTATGGGATCAATCCCTTCAGGAATTTCAATATTCTGAAGGTCTTCAATTCCTTCCTTTACATTAGAATTTTTCTTGGCTTCTTTAATAAGAACTTTGACATGATTCTTGAAATTCGCTTCGTGAATCTTATCCATAATTACCTCATTTTTTTGTGTTTCTTTTTTTAATACACTTTTATTATTAGTATTTTCTTCTTCAAAAAATACAGTGTTTTCTTTTATAGGTTTACTAACATCTTCTTTAATTTTATCTTTTTCGATATTAGACTCTTGCACTGATTGACTTTGTTCTAAATTTTCATGAGTTGCATAAGTACCTTGACTCGGATCTAAAACTAGATCGCCTATGCGTGAAAGTTCATAACTTTCCCATTTTACAGTTTTACCATCTGATTCTTCAAATTCACCATAACCAACACTTGACACACCAATTTTAGCCCCGCCTTGAAAATGTTCTAGCATATCCTGTCCTTTACTACCAGTTAAATATAAATCTGAATAAGGACCATCCTCCATAATCCTTAAACCATGCCAAACACCACAAATATCTTCAGGGTTTCCATCATCTTCAGGGTGTCCAAGTAAACTAGTTGTGCCTTCTGCCATACCTAATTTTTTAACATTTTCCCAAAGTTTTTTAGGATAAATTCTACCATTATCATTTTCATTATAAGTTGATATTTTAATATTTCTTAAAATACCCCTAGCTGGAAATTTTTCACCATTACTTTCAATCATTTTAGATTTATCATATATTTCTATATTTTCTTTAGGAATATAGATATATCTTTTTTCTTCTAACTTCTCTTTTCCCTTTTGTTTTGCTATTTCTTCAAAGGTCATTACATTAAACCCCTTTATTTAAATTTTCTTAATTTAGTCTTTTGCTTTGGTTTTTCTTTATAACCTCCCCATGATTTTACTTGTTCAAAATCAAACTTAAAATCATATTTCGGTTTTTGTTTATTTTTTAAATCTATATCAATATTTTCAGGTATTTCAACACCTTTATACATTTTTCTATCGTTTTTATCTGTGTAATTAAATCTATATTCTTCCATTATACTTACCTCAAATCTTCTTTCACAAAATTTATAAAATTATTTAATTCCATAAAGGTATAAATTCCCCACCTTTACCTTTTCCAGAAAATCCCTTAACATGAGTAACACCCATCTTTTTCCATCTATATAGTTCTTTTACAAAAACTTCTGATTCACCTAAAACAGTTACTAACTTTTCTCCATCATTATCTGATATATTATAACTAGGTTCAAAATAAATACTATCATATTTCATACCTTCTTTTAAACAACTCTTATATCTTTTCATCATTAAACTCCACTTATTAATTCATCTGATAATGTATTAAACAAATTACCTAATTGTTTAAATACTTTTCTTGCAACTCTATCTCTTTTAGTATGAAGAGTAGAAAGTAAACTTAACATTTCTTTTCTACTTGATTCATTACCATAATTGTTATCCCTAAGTATTTCTAAAATTTCTTTTACTTTAGGATCAATTTCATAACTCTCTATTTCTTGTTCTTTTATAACAGATTTATATCTTTTCATTTTTTTTAAATACCATAAGCTTTTTTATAATTATCAAAATCAAAATCAATAAGAGAATAAACATCTATATTCAAATCATCTATTTGATTTTTTTCAAGTTTTGTAATTACTTTCCCCATCATTAAATACAAATATCCATTTTTTGCTTGATAAATATTAAAAAATCCTTTTACATAACCACCAACTACATCATATTTATAATTACCTTCTTTGTATAATGATTTATATCTTTTCATAATAACCTTTACCAATCTATAGTTATTTCTTTCACAAAATTATGAAGAGCTTTTTCTACAACTTTCTTCGGGTCTTTTAACCCACCTGTTCTATAAGGACCCAAATCACAGTGATCAATTTTAATAATTTCAGTTCCATCTGAAAGTTCCTTAATAGTAAATTGCATAAAACCACCACTTAATGGTTCAACCACTCTAAATTTTTTTTCTTCTTTTATAATACTTTTATATCGTTTCATTATATAACCTCTTATGTTACTATAGCATAAACATGCTTTTTCCAATGGGGACTTCCAGTTAGTCTAAAAATAATAGATTCCATGAAGACCCGGAAGTCAATTTGCTTTATCTTATTACCTAAAGTGTCTTCTAAAAAATTTAATACATCATTTTTAGCTTCCAATTCACCTGTAGGTTCTATTTCATTCAAATTTCTTCTAATAGAATCAAAAATATCTTCTTGTGAAGGTGTAACTTCAATAGGAGATGTTCTTGAAACTATTGCTGAATCAATTTTATTTTTAGGAATATTTGTTATAATGATAATTTTAGATTTAAAATCTATTGTAGTTTTATATCTTTCATTATCAGTATTTATTTTACTATCAGTATATGTTATTTTTCTATCGCCTTTAGATGTTGCTGTTCGCATTAATTCTACATTACTTTTATTTTTTATAACAGCATTAGCATCATCAAAAACTAAAATTAAATTAGGATCATTCCAATCATGTAGTAACATATACAAAGCTCTTGGATTTTTTATATCACCTGAAATAAGTTTATACGCTTTACCTGATATTGGTTCAAAATCAGTAAAAGTCTTTGTTTTAATCATTTTTCTACTTCTAGGTGCTTCTGAATATCCACTTGCTTTTAATTCTTCAATAACACTTTTAGATTTCCCAATTCCCGCTGTACCTGTTATTAAAACAGAATTTTTATAACCTTTAATTACTGTTACAACACCCATTTGAATGAGTTCCATTAAATCATCTAAATCCATTTTATATAAAGAAGAATCAAAAGTTTGTTTATCTTTTTTGTTTACAACAGTTTGATATGATCCACCTTTTGTAACTGTTATTTTTCTAGTAAAAATATTTTCAAGATTATATTTCTGCATATATTCTTGTAAATACTTTGTAAAAGAAGCTTGAGAAGCCAATCTATAACCTTCTGCTTCACCATATTCATTAAACCAGAATTTGTAATCATTATATAAATGAGAAAATCTTGAATTCTGTAATTTTATATCATTTATAGACATTTTTTCAGCCCATGAATTTATAGACGCTGATATGTCTTTTGATACTTTTCCTCCTGTTTTTGGTACTGTTTTTTCAGAAAACATATATACACTAGGAACACCCTTTTTAATAGCTTCTGTAATTATATCTAAAGCTTGTACTACATTTACATTTGAAACATCTATAGTTATATCAGGATATTCTTTAACTGAATTCCATACATCAATATTCACCATATTTCCTGAAGTATTTCCTACTTTAAAATTAAAACGAATCATTTTATTTCCAAAAATACCTAGATATCCTTCATAAGTACCATCAGATTTTTTATAAATATAAGAATAAGGAGAAACATCTATTTTTTCTCCTAATCTAGTACTTAATACTTTTGTTATTAAAGTAACAGCTTTCGATACATCTTTTTTTATAAAATCTTCTTTAAAAATACTGAGATATGTATTTAATTTTAATTTTTTGTAATGTTTCATTTTATTTCAATAAAAAATGCAATATAATTAATATTACTACAGGAATTAAACCCCCTATCACACCCCAAATACCACTTTTTACTTTCAATCCTGCTATGTCTTGTTTTATTATTGTTAAACAATCAAATATTTTATCTTGATTTTTTCCTTGTCTTTCTAATTCTGTTAAAACATGGTTTCCCCATTCATTCCAACTGTTATCTGGCTTACTTTTTGCCATAAATAAACACCACCTTATTTTTTATATACTTTAAATTTAGCTTCTGAAGTGTGACCTGCACTACCACTTACTAAAATTTTAGTTGCATCATTTAAATTAGTTAATTCTTTTTCTCCTGAATCACTTACAGGAATTAAATCTGTTATAGAACTATCTAATAAATATTGTTCATACTCTTCGTCAGTAAGAGGTAAAAACGATAATTCAGCCCCTGAATCATTTTCAGCTGAAATTGTGTCTACTCTATAATGTTTACTTGGAATATTGTTAGAAGAAAAAGATATATCAGTTATATCTTTTGCCATACCAGAGGATAGATTTAATTCAGCAGCAGAAAAAGTTATTTCTTCATATAACATAGAGAAAACCCCATACTTAATAGATATAATACATTTAAATACTAATATATTTAAAATATATCTTTATAAAGAACAAATCTTTAATGGTTAGTATTCTTAACCTTTATTGATTAAATTTTTAATAAAATTTTTATCAATTACTTTATTTATATTTATTAGTAATAAACCTAATAAAAAATGGAATATATAAAAAGAAATGTTTTTTTAAAAAAAATTAAAAATTAATCTTTAATGGGTTTTGTATAAAATTTATATTAAGTGATTTTAAAAAACTGTCTCCGATTACTTTTCTCAAAATACCAAGTGCTCCATTAATATCAGCATTTAATATTTTACCAGTAGAACTTTGAAATAAACCTCTTTTAATTCTTTTACCTAAATACTTTTCTTTACGTTCCATTTTTTCAAAAGAAAAATGATCTATTTTTGAAGTATAACTTTCTTCTTGTTCTAATACATTAATACCTATCTTTTTTCCTTTATATTTTAATTGATAAATTAAAGTATCAAAAGGTATTTGAATAAAATTTTGATTATTAATTTTTCCTAAATTACAATTTTGTTTCCACTCTTTACTTTTTCCAATAACAATATTACCAATATTATTATTAATACAATACTGAATAATATATCTGGAAATATTGTGTAGATAATGATTTAACCAGTTATATCTATAAAAATACATTTTTTGTATTTTATTAGAAATATCTTTATTATGATTCTTTTTTAATTGGGATTTTTCTTTTGATATAAGTTTATTAAAATAAGTATTAAAACTTTTTATTATTTTTCCATTTATCAAAATTGGTTTTAAACCAGGTTGATTAGTTATTATGGAACATAAATTATTAACACCTAAATCAATACTTAAATAATTATCTTTATTTAACTTATAATCTACCTCCTTAAAATTATATATAATTTCTAAAACATAACAAGATGATTTAGGAATAATTCTAACTTGTTGGGCATCTTGTTTATCTATTTTTGTTTTAATTTTTGATATATTTATTCTCTTTGGTAAAGTTAGAAAACCGTTTTTTATGTTAAACTGATTTTTTGTAAAAACTAATAAATTTCTTCCTTTATTTTCATGTTTATATTTTGGGAATTTAGGACATCCTTGTAAACTTTTTTTATCTTTTTTCCATTTCTTCAGTACTTGAAAAAAAGATTTAATATTTTTGTCTAAAATTATTAAAATTTGCTGACTAGTGTTATTAGGTAATAATTTATAATTCTCGTGTTCTTTTAAATTATTTAATCTAAAATATTTTTCCACATCTTTATATCTTAAAACCTTGCCAGTTTTTTCATAATTTTGTTTAATAAAATATAAAGCTTGATTATACAAATTTTTAGAAAGAAAACAAGCATAATCAATATTTTTCCAATTTTTATTATTTTTAGATATAATATGTCTTTCTACTAATTGCATATTTATTAGTAATAAATAATATAAAAAGATAACTTTTTTATATTATTTTTTTAAACATATTAATTTTAATTTATATTATTATATTTTAAAATTTAATTAAAAAAATTATTTAAGTTTTTCTTTTAAATATTTATTTAACATACTTGCCATTGGAGATAACCAGAAGTAAATAGATGAAAACAAAATATCAAGATGCTTGCATGCAAAAGAATCATCATTGTGAAACTTTCGCCATTGAGTGGGAGGAATATCTGTAGGATATATTGAAGCATTGAACATACTGTCTATTGCATTCATACCTTGCCAATGAAATGACGGACACGTACAAAATACCTTAGTTGAGCTTACTTTAAATATATCTTTTAAATCATCAGTGGATAGGTATTTTGCTGCTTTATACCCAGGTGTGGTTTTTGCCCATTTAAAAAAATCTAATATTCTTAATTCTTGCACATAAAAAGGTCTTTTACCATTTATTTTAAAATCACTTTTTGGTTTTACAACTCTCGCAGTAAAATCATAAGTAGGTGCTGAATAAAATACAAAAGTTACATAATCTCTTTTTTTATTTACAATTAATCTAACTATTCTTACAGATACATTTCCCGCTCCTTTTATACCTTGTCTTTCATCTTTCCATTTTTTTGTAAAATTAGAGATACCAGCATGATTTTGAAAATCCGACAATCTTAAATCTTCGTTAAATTTTATTTCTTTCCATTCTTTAAACAAAGATTTATAATCACTCATTCCAGCATTACCGGCTAAATCAGAAATTCTTAATTCTTCTCCAAGTTGTTGTTTTTCAAATAATGATTTATATTTTTTTGTCATTTTTCTAATTTATTGACTTTATTTTATCACTAAGACCTTTACTACTTATTTTTCCGTTCCAATGTGATAACAATACATCTTTATTTAATTTTATAAAATCAAATATTTTATTCAAAGCTCTTTTTTTAATATTTATTTTACCCAGTTGTTTTTTTATTTCAGGTTCATCAGAAATACTTATATGAATTTCTCCATCTTTTCCAAATACTTTAATTCTTGGTCCATGTTTTTCTCTTCCTGTTTTAGTTGAAATCCATATAACATGTTCTAATCCAGTATCATTCGGAAAAAAATTAGACATTTCCCAAAGAGGTTCTTCACTTGTTTCGAAAATTGATTTATATGATTTTATTTTCATATTTCAATCCTCTTCAGCTAAATGTTTTATACTTCTTATTTCAGATATAGAATAATTAGAAAGAACATCAATTCTTTTTAATAAACATTCTTTAAAAACAAAAGGTCTACCATTAATTTTAGAATGAAATTCACCATCACTTCCAAAAAACGGTTTACCTAGTTTTACTTCAACACCTATTTTTCCATTTCCAGGATATGCATTAGGACATTCATTAGAACTTATAAGATAATAATCACCATTAGGTTTACTATAAGTAATACTATCTTGTTCATATTGTTTACCAAGTCTTATTAAATCTTTTTTAAGATTACCTTTATCTTTTATATCAATTACAATAAAACTTTCTTCTCTAACTTCTACAGCATCAGAAGTTTTATAATTTTCAATATAAACACCATCAATAGAAGTTACGCCGTAACCTAAACTAAGTAATTGAACTTTTAATTTAGCATTTCTATCTTTATTTTGTTTTTTACTATATATTTCACCATTTCCACAATTAGAAGCATATCTAAAAGCTGAAATAGTTCCTGAATCATGTTCAATTACATGTTTCCATATTCGTGACAAAGAAGATTCTTTGTATAAACCTTTATATTTTTTTATTTCCATTTTTATACCTCTATATCTTTCCAATTTTTTTCGGCTATTCTTCTCATTAACCACCAACCCATACCAGACCCCGGGGGTTTAATTTCTTTATCAACACTTTCAAATATAAAAGGTCTCCCATTTACATAACTGGTATAAATAGGTGATTCATAACCTAATTTACCTTTATTAAAAATTTCTTTTTTACCAAAACCTAACCAATTATTTTCACAATGATTAGTTCCTATAAGATATGCTTTAGATTTATTTTCTATAGCACCTTTTGGTATAAACAAAACACTGTCTTGTTGAAAATCTTTTCCAAGACGTATAATATCTTTTTCTAAATAACCTGAATCTTTCAAATCTACAACAAAATAACTAATTTCTTTAGTAACTTTATCTCCTTCAGGATATTTACCATTAAGTCTAATAACACCATAACCCAAACTTATTAATTGTGCAGTTAAAGATTTATTTCTCTGTAATTTTTCTTTTTTAGTATATAATCTTCCATTAGTACAATCACAATCCGTACATTTTCTAAAAGCAGTTATAGCACCACAATCATGTTCTATATTATGTTTCCATATTCGTGACAAAGAAGATTCTTTGTATAAAGATTCATAATTTTTTATATTACTCATGACGTTTCTCCTTTATTAGTAAACTTTTTCCTTTAATTTACTAAAGCTTTACCTAAATGTCTGAAAAAATGTAAAACATCACCATTTTGAAAATCAATTTTAACAATAATGTCTTTGATTTTCTTTTGTTCATGTTCGGGTGCAATTTTAATATGTTCAACTATTACACCATAAGGTATAATGTTATCATCAATTTCAAAAACATCTTCTAAATCAATACCTTTTTCTTCACAAAACGTGTCTAACCATTTATTAAATTTCATTTTTAATTCTCCTTTTTATTTTAAAATAATTGTATATTAATAAAATATTTGAAGTACATAATCATCTGACATCATAATATCATCATATTTTTTAAAATCATCTTTATGAATGAACAAAGGTAAACAATAATTAGTTGGAATTTTTTTACCATCAAGATCATACGCTTGATCACCAATTTTATAATTGATATCTTTTAAATGTGACAAATCTTTTCTACAATCTATATTACCAACAAATTTATATTCATGATAAGAAGGTAATTCATTTTTATTCATTTTATTAACCTCACATAATAAATTCTTAATTATATCTTTAATTTATATAACTTATATAACTTTGTCAACTATTTTTTTTAATTTTTTTAAAAAAAATGGTATTTTAATTTTTATATACAGAATTTTTTATTTCTTTTAAAATTAATTTTCCTTCTTTTCTTTTACTTTCATACATCTTTTTATCCATATATCTTTCACCAGCTAAATCTCTTATAATTAGCATACTATTACTACCAATTCTTTGGTTAAAATCATCTAAATCTGTAGGTGGTGATAATGTAAAAGTATTTAATTCATATTTTCCAACATTTAATAAAGTAGGTGGAAAATATCTAGTTTTTAATATTTTATTACTATTTAATTTTGCTAATTTAGAATAGGAAAGAAAAGTAGTAGGATATCTACTATCTATTGTAATAATAAATATAGGAATACCTATATTTACAATTTTTTGTACTTGTGCAAATTTAAATTTAGATAGTTTTAACTCTTTTTTAAGTATTTGGCCTGAAGTCATGAAACTAATATTCAATAGAATCTAAAAAATCTACAAATTCCCCTACTGTTCTAATTTTCTGTTGTTCTTTATACCGTTTCTGCATAGCTTTTAACATTTTATCCCAATCACAGTCATTCATATCACAATATGCACCAATAATTTCATTTTGAATATCTGCATTTTTACAAGAATGATTTTCATCATAAGAAAAACTACTTCCATCATCATTTACAAAATGTAATTTTCTTTCATATAATTGTTTGTATTCTTTTATTTTCATTTTATTATCCCTCTATTTCTTTCATTACCCAAAAAGTAGTTCCTGTATTACTATAATCTACTTCTTCAAATCCATATTTTCTTGTTAAAATTTCATTTACAGTTTGTAATGCTTTTTTTGTGGGGTAAATATATGCTTTTCCATTTGAATATAAAGAAGTATCAATAAAAGGATCACTCGGATTCATTTGATATATAAATTCAAATGATAAACTAATTATTTCTCTATCAACACCCGTTGTTTTATCAGTTTTACTTTTTGAATTATCATCTGTTAATTTTACTTTTAAAATGGATTTTCCAAAAACTTTATTTATTTCATTTACAATATTTTGTGCTAGTACTACACTTTTTGAAGTACCTTCATTTATTTTTTTAACTACACTTTTATATCTTTTCATTTTACCCCTATTTATAATTTTGCTTTTCCTGCTTTTTCAAAAGCTTTATTTAACATTTCTATTATATTATAAATAATTTTTTTATCTACCTTTCTTTTTAACATCTTCTCACCGATACTGCCAATTAATGTATAAGAAGTAATTAAATTTTCTAAATTTGTAATTTTAAACCATTTATTTAACTTATTTACAAAATCTGAAATTAAAATAATAATAATATTATTTTTATTATTTAAATACTCTTTTTCCATTCTTAAAAGATAAGGTAATATTTTTTTAAAATCATTATCATCAATCCCAATACTTTCATATAATGGTATATATTTTTTTACCATTTCTTTCCTCTTTTTATTTTATAATACCAACTCTATTTACTGTGAAAGGTTTATGTATAGAAACAGTTTTATTCTTTTTTTCACAATAATCATATGCAAAATCTTGATCTAAAAAAACAGAATCTATATAATTATCTCTTGTGATCACAAAGGCATACTCTTTTTCCAAAATACCTTGCATATATTCCTCACCTCCTTTGTGTATTTATTAGTAATCAAACTTACAAAAAATCAACTAAAATAATCCTGATAATTAATTAATATAATCCCTAATTTTCTAGCTTTTTCTAACTTACTTGAATTTCCATTTACATCTTCACATATCAAAATATTTGTATCCTTTGTTATAGAAGAAACAAATTCATCTCCTTTTTCTTCTATATCTTTTATTAATTCTTTTCTTCCCTTATGTCCTTTACCTGTCATACAAACTTTTTTACCATTCATATTTATTTTTTCTTCTTTTGTATTTAAAATAGAAATTAAATTATTGAATAAACGAATATTATCTTCATTATTTTTCCATTCAATAATTCTTTGTCCTATAACATAAGTAGGGTCATTAAAATCTATAAAATTTTGAATAGTTTTTATATTTAATTTTTTTAATGATTTTTTACCTACATCTTCAATACCCAATCTATCTAAAAAATTAATAATAGAAACATTTTTAGATTTTTCTATTTGTTCCAATAAATTATTAACCTTTTTTTCTCCAAAACCATCTAACTGTATTAAACGATTTTTTACTTCTTTTAAAGAATATAGATCAAGTATATTATCAATAAAATATTTTTCATATAAAGTTCTAATTGTTTGTTCTGATACGCCTTCCATTTCAGCTTTTTGTATATAATAAATTATTTTTTGTATTTGCTGTTCATCACATTTATTATTATCGCATATTAAATTAACACCCAAAGTTATCAAAGTATTTCCACAACACGGACACTTGTCAGGTATAATATCTGTTTTTTGACACGGATTATAATGTAAATTTCTTTCGAAATATGGTATAATTTCTCCCGCTTTAGATATAATAATTTTATTTTCATAATAAAGTTTATGGTTTACTACAGTTTCATAATTATGTAAAGTACATCTTCGTATTTCTGAATTATCAATAATAATTGGTTCAAAAACAGCAACAGGTATTAATCTTCCATTTCTACTTATTTGCCATTCAATGTTTTTTAATGTAGTTTCCTCACTCTTTGGTGGTGGTTTTAAAGAAATTTGATGATGTTCATGATGATTAACTATCCATTTACTATTTATTTCTTTTTGTTTACTTACATTATTTATTTTTAAAACAATACCATCTGTTTCATAAGGCCAATAATCTCTAAATTCTTTCAAGTACCTATTATAAAATTTTTCAATTTCATATTTCTTTATCAAAAAGTATTCAGGGATTTTAAAACCCAACCCTTTCAAAAAAATCATTTTATCAGATTCATATTCAAAATCTTTACCAAAAACTTGATAAGCTATGAAATGAATACTTTTTTGTTCTTCTAAATTTTCTTTTCTATTTATAAAACCAGAACAAATATTTCTTAAAGGTTTATCACTCGAAAAACTACCTTTAAAACTTTTAGGTATATAAAATTCACCTCTTATACATATATTATCAACATCTTCAATTACTTCTTTTAAACCATTTACATATTTTTTAATGTGAGTAATATCTTGACCTACTTTACCATTTCCTCTTTTTAAAATTTGAACTAAATTTTCTTTATTATAATTATTAGAACCACTAACACCGTCTATTTTGGGCTGGAAAATTAAAAAATCACTTTCATCTAATCCTATTTTATCACACCATTTCAAAACTTCTTCCATAGTTTTACATTTGTCTAAAGACAACATTGGATATTCGTGTTTAACTTTATTCATCATAACAGATGAACCAACATCTTTAAAATATGAATTATTTGGGAAAAGTTTTTTTACTCTTTCTTTAACCTCATCATAAAGAATGTCATTTATTAATCCTTCATCATTGTAATAAGCATCATCACATTTTTTAAGTAAATTAATACATTCTTTTTCTTTGTCTTTTAAATCAGAATCGGGTGCAATTTTTATTATAGATACAACAGCCATAGCAAAAGTATTCATCTTAATATCCTTTTTAATAAAACTTCTTTTACAAATTTGCATTTTCTAACTCGAAGTTTTCCCTCTAAACAAGTTATGATATCTTTTTTTTGGATTTCACATTGAATTAAGCAATTTCCTTCATACCAATAATCTTTAGTTGAAAAATGAAGTCCGGTTGAACAAGATTCAAAAATATTTTCGTCTACATTTTCACAAATTGTAAAACCTGATTTTTTATATTCAAAATTATCATCTCGAATTGAAAAATATTTTCCATCTTTTTTATTAACT